CTTCGACCAATTGGAGATGGATCAGTATGACGTACGTGTACGTACTTTACTGAAACGTTCTCTGACTGGACATAAGATCGTTCATCCCGAGGACTCTGGTCAGTCTCGCGATCAAGTCAACGGTCAACTGATGGGAAGTATTACGTCTTTTCCTCTCCTTTGCCTGGCTAACCTTGCGGTATGCCGTTCAGCTTTGGAGATCGACTTGCGCCGTACCGTCACCCTCAGAGATGCGAATCTCTGTGTTAATGGTGACGATGCACTTATGAAGTGCACGCATGTCGGTAAAGACGCCTGGTCGAAGATCTCCTCCTACGTTGGGCTCTCGCCTTCTGTTGGAAAAGTTTACTTCAGTCGGGACTTCCTTAACATCAATTCTACCACTTTTCGGTTCTCTGGTGCTCTCCCGTATAGTTATGAGGAGTACTTGCGCAAGGAGAAGGATTTTTCCTTCTCCGAGTGCATGCGTCCCGTACATTTCGAGCGAGTCCAGTATGTGAACCTAGGACTTCTGAAAGGCCTTAAGCGGAGTGGGGGGAAGATGGAGATACGGGATATCTCTTTAGAGCTTGGTGGTCTCGGCGCACGTGCGCGCGACCTGATCACCAGCGCTCCTTCTTTCCTCCAGGAGAAGGTTCTTACCTCCTTCATTTCGCACCACAAAAAGCTTCTCAGAGAAGCGCGCGTGCCCTGGTTCTTACCTGAGAGATTTGGCGGGCTTGGCCTGCCTACCGTTGGTCGCTGGCAGCCGGACAACCGGGAGCTGAGACTGGCTCGTGTCATCTTAGACACTGGTACGAAGGTACCAAAGAAGCCTGTCTCTGCCCCTTGGAAGGTCTGGCAGTATGCGACTCGACGATACGATGAAGAGATGAAGGGTAAAGCCTTCCACACGCCTGAAATGGCGTATGAGTGGATGGCTTCCTCCCGACAACCGGAAGGCGACTATCTTGTCGCCCCGTCTTCCGAGATGACCATTAAAGGTCTCCTCTGTGTAGAGGCCCTGTTTCGCGTCCGCGGAATCAAGGATATCTACTCAGAGTCTACGGAGAATGTCGGTTACCTTCGATCTCTACAGAAGATGTGGTCGAAACTTCGCCTGGGAACGTACCCAGAGCCTTTAAGTCTCGACAAGCTACCTCCTGTCCTCGATTTCTCAGATCTGAACCTAATCACCTCGCGGAAAGCAGAGCTGGTTGGTCTCATCGGTACCCTTGGGGGAAACGCCGACGTTGACCATCTAATCTCACTTTTCGCGAGCACACAACTCAGTAGTCTGGAGCAGTCCATTGACCTGTGAAATTTACCATCTCACACCGTCTCTGCTCGAGCTACTGAGGTTCACGCACACCCCTTTCGGGGCTGCCGCGTCAGAGCGGTCCGCCTTTGGGCAGACTTCCAATTTGGCCGGGTTAGGTAGTACGTCGCGTTCGCGGTATACGTACCCTTTCTCTCCAC